TGCGATATTTAACTTTGTTTGAGGGTTTTTTATGCTCGCAGAACTCGCCGCGTTTAATGCTGGCTTTGCCGTAGTAAAGCAATTCGTTGCTAACGGACGAGATTTGTCTGGAGCATTTGGTGCTATTAGTAAGATGGTCAGTGCCAAAGAAGACCTCAATCGCAGGCACGAGAAGCAGAAAAACAGCATTTGGTCTTCTATAGCTGGTAAAGACTCCAACGATTTTGAAGAGTTTATGGCCCTTGAACGTATTCGTGAGGCCGAAAAAGAACTTACCTCCATGATGAAACTCTACGGACGACCCGGATTACACGATGATTGGGTACGTTATTTGGCTGAAGCACGCCGAGAACGACGCGAAGCAGAAGCGCAACGCAAGAAAGACATAGAGAAGATGTGGGAATATGTGGCGTGGGGCATAGCGGGGGTCTTATGTATCGGTGGCTGTATAGGGTTAATATTATGGGTAAAGTTTTTACGGGACGGTGGTTTATAAATTAGAAGAAGGAAAATGGCGTAAGGGACGTATCCAATACATAGTTTATGATGAGGATGGCAAAATTGTCATTATGTCCAGTGATAAACGGGTTTGTCTCTCTATGGTGGAAAGGGGTAAAGATGGCGAGAAAGAAGTTCCAACAGGACACTAAATATGCCGATTATGATCTGGATGGAGATGGTACAATTACTGACCAAGAACTCGAAGCCGCACGCCAAATTAAAGAGGAAGAAGCGGAATTGCGAAAGATGCGGGCACAGCGTCGGATGGCAACCGCTACACTCGTTGCCATGGGAGCGTTCACACTTGCTATGTTTTTTGTGCCGATAGAGCGTGTTGAAGCGTTATCAGGTATATCTGACCTCTTTTTCCTTAGTGCTGCTGGCATAGTAGGCGCTTACATGGGCATGTCTGCGTGGATGAGCCGTAAGTAATCTTTGCAAAACATGCAGTAATCTATTAAGGTGAGGTAGGTAGTATTACGTGGAGGTTACGATGCTACAAGCACTCATTGGTCCTGTTACGGGTTTGTTAGACAAATTCATTGAGGACAAAGATCAAAAAGCTGCTTTGGCGCATGAAATTGCGACGATGGCAGAGAAACAAATGCACGAGCAGACCATGGGTCAGCTTGAAGTAAACAAGGCGGAAGCCGCCCATCGAAGTATCTTCGTGGCAGGGTGGAGGCCGATGGTTGGTTGGGTATGTGCAGCGGCGTTAGCATACCATTTTATCATTTACCCAATCACTGTATTTATCTTGGTGTCTTTCAATGTAACAGGGCTTCATCCTAGTGATTTACCGTCATTTGATATGGATAGCTTGATGACTGTTCTACTTGGTATGTTGGGTCTTGGTGGACTCCGTACCTATGAAAAGGCGAAAGGCGTAGCAAAATAGTGGATTTGGACAACATAACCAAAGGCATTGGCGTTGTAACTGCTACCTTTGCGTTAATCGGCGGGGGGTATACTCTATCCGATAAGTTTGGTTTGTTTGATAAGCCTATTCTTGAATGGGCACCAGAACACTTTGAAATATCGAATGGTCCTGTGAATGAACCATTTCGTGTAATTGTGGCGCGAGAAAAAATACGAGATGACTGCGATGTTACAGGGTTTACATTAGAAGTTCGTGATAGCGAATATGTGGTTCACCCTGCTACGCCCAGCGTAACTAAGTTTTCTGGCCCTGCAAACGAACGTGTTGATAAGTTTGGCTATAACGTGTCTCTACACGAAAGCCATTATGACCGAATAGCATTAGGGGAAGCTACCCTACTTGCTACGATAAATTATGAATGCCCAGAGGGATCAGTGGTCGTGCACTATCCAGACCATGAGAACTTGCGGTTTAATATAGAAAGGGCTTCTAATGGCTTATAAGTTAGGAAAAGGCAGTCTAGCAAAGTTGGAAGGTGTTGATGAACGGTTAGTTGCTGTAGTTAAGTACGCTATTACCGTGACAAAACAAGATTTTTCAGTGATTTGCGGACTACGAACTATCGAAGAGCAACGCGAACTTGTAGCTAAAGGCGCGTCCAAAACTATGAAATCTAAACATATCGACGGTCAAGCTGTTGATTTGATGGCGTACTGTTCGGGCAATCGTTGGGAGTTAAAACTCTATGATGAGATCGCAGATGCTATGAAAGAAGGAGCACAAGCTGCTGACGTAAAGATATGTTGGGGGGCTTCATGGGCAGTCGAAGGGCACCCGTATCCTTACAATATAGCTAATTGGGAAGGTTCTATGGAGGATGCAATGATGTCTTATACCGACCTTCGTCGCTCTCAAGGTAAACGCCCGTTTATTGACGCCCCACATTTTGAATTGATGGTGTAACTATGAGAAAGACAGTACAGGCAAGGAACGTAGATGGTGTAGATGAGCCTACACATACAATAGAAGTTGTTTGCCATAATTGTGGTTATGATCTTGATGAGGCCGAACTTGAAGCAGATACTTGCTCTGATTGCGGTCAGGCGCTAAATTTAAGACAAAGCGTGTCCATCGAGGTCACAACACTACCACCAGTATTCGGTGAATCTATGTAGGTGATCCCATGCCCCTGAAAAAACTTATATTCAAACCCGGAATTAACCGCGAAGTAACACGCTACACCAACGAAGGTGGTTGGTACGAGTGCGATAAAGTGCGCTTTAGGCAGGGGTTTCCCGAGAAAATTGGGGGTTGGAATCAAATATCTGGTACTGTTTTCCAAGGGGTGTGCCGATCCTTATGGAATTGGACAACACTTGGTAGTATCAACCTTATTGGTGTTGGTACCCACCTAAAGTTTTATCTGGAGCAAGGGGGTGGATACAATGACATTACGCCAATCAGAGAAACCACAGCGGCGGGAGATGTTACGTTTTCCGCCACAAACGGAGATGCAACCATATCCGTCAACGACGCGGGCAATGGTGCTCGGATTAATGATTTTGTTACTTTTAGCGGGGCTGTATCTCTTGGGGGCAACATAACCGCAGATGTCCTTAATCAAGAGTATCAAATTACTGTTATTGTTGATGCTGATAATTATGAGATAGAAGCTAAAGACCCCACTACAGGTGCGGTTGTGTTAGCTAATGCCTCTGATACAGGTAATGGTGGAGCGTCCGTTGTCGGAGCGTATCAAATCCGTACTGGTGAGCCTTATGCGGTCCCTCTTACTGGTTGGGGCGGCGGCACATGGGGTGCAGGTGTTTGGGGTACGGGTGGCGTATCCAGCGAAGATATTCGTCTTTGGAGCCAGTCTAACTTTGGTGAAGACCTTGTATTTGGTCCTCGTGGCGGAGACATTTTCTACTGGGATGCAACGAATGGTGTAACCACTAGAGCAGTATACCTTAATACGTTAGCAGGTGCTTCCAACGTTCCTGAATCACAAAACCTTATTCTCGTATCTGACATCAATCGGTTTGTTTTCTGTATGGGTACTAACGATGTTGGTACAGCTACAGTAGACCCGATGCTTATTCGCTGGTCCGATCAGGAAGACCCCGCAAACTGGACTCCAGCGTCCACGAACCAAGCGGGTTCCTTGAGGTTATCTCGGGGGACTGAGATCGTTGCTGCTAAGCAAGCTCGCCAAGAGGTGCTCGTTTGGACCAATTCCTCCGTATATTCGCTACAATATCAAGGCGCACCCGCTGTATGGGGTGCTCAGCTAGTCGGAGACAATATCTCGATTGCGTCTATGAACTCTGTGGCGTTTGCCAGTGGTATGGCGTTCTGGATGGGTAAAGATAAGTTCTATATGTATGATGGTCGAAGCCAACCTTTGAAATGTAACGTGCGCCGTTATGTGTTTGAGGACTTTAATTTTCTACAATATGACCAAGTATTTGCAGGCACAAACGAGGCGTTCCACGAAGTGTGGTGGTTCTACTGTTCTTCAAGTAGTGATAACGTAGATCGTTATGTAGTGTATAATTACCTTGAACAGACTTGGTACTACGGCACAATGGACCGTACAGCATGGCTCGATTCAGGACTACGTGATTATCCTCTCGCTGCTACATATAACTACAATTTAGTAAACCACGAGCAGGGTACCGACGACAATGTAACGGGTACCCCCGTGCCGATTACTGCGACTATCACGTCTGGACAGTTCGACATCGATGATGGTGATAGATTTGCGTTTATTTGGCGTATTATGCCGGATGTGACGTTCGATGGGTCTACGGCTGCTAGCCCTGCCGCTACAATGAGCCTGCTACCATTAGCTAATTCTGGGTCTGGTTATAATAGCCCACTATCGGAAGGCGGTTCTAACACAGGTACAGTAACGCGCACAGCCACGGTGCCTGTTGAGCAGTTTACGGGGCAAGTAAATACCCGCGTGCGAGGTCGGCAGATGTCCATAAAAATGGAGTCTACTGACCTTGGTGTTAAGTGGCAGTTAGGTTCACCGCGAGTAGATATGCGCCCTGATGGGAGGCGCTAATGGCTAACGAAATTGAGAGAGCAGAGCCGCCTGCTCTGCCACTGGCCCCTGAAGAGTATCGTCGCCCATTTATGGATCAGAACAGCAACGTTCTGCGGTTATTCTTCAATCGTATTGTGAACTCTCTCAACACGTTGCTCAGCACCGACGATGGTGGCAAGTTTCTATACATGCCACGGGGGCTTTTTTATAGCACGACTGACCAAACGGCTGCGGCTATTAATACAGGCTATCCTGTGGAGTTTGAGAATACCTATATTGGTAACGGTATTTCGATTGGTGGAACAGACGATACGCGTATCACTGTTACCGATGATGG